CACAGCAGTCACCTCCCGGTATGTTTAATCTGGAAGCTTTGAATAGGACAATACTACAGGCAGCTAACATGCCTAACCTAGAAGATATCTTACCACCAAAGGTTGAACCTCAACAGATGGACCCAGTGTCAGATATCATGGCTGCAACCAAGGGTATACCTATTGCTGCCTTTCCGGGTCAGAACCATGAGGCACATATACAGACTAAGATGGCTTATCTTGAAGATCCTAAGAATGGAGCTAATCCTATTATGCAACGTATTGCTCCAATACTTCAAGCTAATATACAAGAACATTCAGTTATGCAGTATCAAGAACAGGTTAATGGTGTAGCACAACAAGCTATGCAACAACTACCACCAGAACAACAGCAGAATCCTTCTGTAGTTGAGATGGTAATGTCTCAGGCTGCACAACAAGTAATGAATGCTAACAAAGCTGCTGGAATGGCTCAATCACCTGAACAACAACTTGTAGCTCTTGAACAAGCCAAGGTAGAACTTCAGAAGCAGAAGCTACAACAAGATACAGTTGTACAAGCTGCTGAGATGGAGCTTAAAGAGAAACAACTAGAACTTGATGAGAATGAGCAAATCATTAATATGCTTGAGTCAGGTGCTGCTGATAACTTTAAGAAAGAAAAAGCTGCGTTAGATAGAGAAAGTCGTAAAGAACTTAAGTCAATGGATGTTCTTGGTAAGTTAGCAGTTGAAGAAGAAAAAGAACTTGCTGAAGATAAGAGAACAGCAGAACGTAATTTAAAAGATATTATGGAAAAAGGAGAAGAGTAATGATGAAGAAAGGTAAAGGATACCTAGAGCATGTTAAGCCAAGTGGTAAGTCTTTTGGAAATGCTTATGATAAAGATATATCGGGTAATCGTAGTTCCCGTGCCGTCTTAAATGAATGGCCTGACTATGCTTGGAAAATGCCTGAGAAGGGTTCTAAGTAAAAGTAATGGAAGTTTGGGATGAAGTAATCAAAGAGTTTAATCAAGAGATTAACACTCTTCGTATTTCTTTAGGAAATGGTGCAGCAGAAGATTATGCTCACTACCGTCAAATTGTTGGATCTATCTCTAGTCTTGAGTGGGCTAGAAATAATCTAACAGATATTATTAAAAAACGAACATATGGAGATGAAGACTAAAATGAGAGAACAACACTTAGGTGGATCAGTAAAGAATGATAAATGGATTACAGATGTAGAAGAAATGGCAGACCCAGAAGTATTGCCAGAACTTCCCGGCTATCATGTATTAGTACGTCCTGTGTCAGTTAAGAGTGTGACAAAAGGTGGTATTTATATTCCTGACTCTACTAAAGATGATATGTCTTACCTAACAACTGTAGGTAGGGTAATAGCATTAGGAGATCTAGCTTATCTTGATAAAGAGAAGTTCCCTGCTGGTGCTTGGTGTAAGGTTGGTGACTATGTTTCTTATGGAAAACTAATAGGAACTAAGCTTTTTTATAAGGGTGTACGCTTTATTCTACTCTTTGATGACCAGATAACCATGAGACTAGAAGACCCAAAAGACCTTGATCCTACATTTAATTTAAGTAAAGGGTCTAATTAATTTGGGAAATAGTTAATTATGTGATATAATATTACCAATACGTAAATCGTTTGTTTCGTAAACAACGGAAGGATAATAAAATGGAAGATGATAATTGGAACACAGTCAGTGTTCAGAATGCAGAGCAAGAAGATAAAATAGAAATAGAATTTGAAGAACCTATTGAGAAAGAACCTGAGATAAAAGTACAGGAAAAAGAAGAAACTAAAGTAGAGATTGAGCAGGAAGAAGAGCCTGTTAAAGCTGAAGAACCTGAACTAGAAGGTATTAAAACTCAGGGAGCAGAAAAAAGAATAAGGAAACTTATTAGAGAACGTAAAGAACGTGATGAACATATTCAAGCTCTCATCCAAAAAAATGAGGAACTAAGTAGTAACCTCAGAACAAAAGATAAAGAAGTAAATGTATTAGGAAAGTCTAGCCTAGATGCTTCTGAAAGACAACTAACTGATAAGATAGAACTGGCAAGAGCAGTTTACGCAGAAGCCTTTGAAGAAGGTGATAAAGATAGAGTTCTTAAAGCACAGGAAATGCTTAATGATGCTCAGATAGATCTTAAGAATGTAACTGCTGCTCAGAATAATTATCAGGAGATACAGGAAGAAGTTGCACCACAACAACAGGTACAGCCTCAACCAGTACCTAGAAGGACTGATCCAAGGGCAGAGCAATGGGCTTCTGACAATGATTGGTTTGGTAAAGATAATGTTATGACTGCTGCTGCTCTAGCAATAGATGCAGAGTTAAAAGGAGAAGGGTATGATCCAGAAGATCAAGACTTCTATCAAGAAATTAATAAAAGAATCCAATCGGCTTTTCCACAAAAGTTTGAGGAAAGCCAAAATCGTGTGCAGGAAAATACGTCACAACCTGCTCAAGTAGTATCGGGAGGGTCACGTTCATCCCCAACCAATTCTAAAAAGGTTAAGCTATCAAAAGAAGATGTTAGGTTAGCACAGAAATGGGACATACCGCTTGAAAGATATGCCGCTGAGAAGTTAAAGATTGATGACTCAGACGGGTATACAAACATAAATTAACGTGGGAGATAAAGAATGACAACACGAAATGAAGTACGTAGTAATACAAGTCGAGAAGCTAATACAAGAGAAGAAGAGTGGACCTTTGAGGAGCCAGATGCCCTCAAGATACCTGAAGAGGTAGAAGCACGATTCAACAATGACGGAATGTCATTACGTTGGTTACGCATATCTGTAAAAGGCCAAGATGATATCACTAATATTGGCAAGAAACAGCAACAGGGTTGGGAATTTGTAACACCTGATGAGGTTCCTGAACTTGCAATTACATCCTTCGTAAGGAAAGAAGGTCGTTATACTGGAACAGTCTGTCGTGGAGACTTAGCATTGGCAAAATTGCCAACTGGAAAGGTAACGGCTAGAAGGAAGCATTATGAGAATAAAGCTAATGACATGATGGATGCGGTAAATGCACAACTCATGAGTGGAAATAACTCTCGTATGCCGATTACAAATTCAAGTAAGTCAGTAATAACAAAAGGAAGGCAACCGTCTTTTCAAGACTAAGCTTTTCTTTTTAACCATAGGAGAAACACATGTCTACTACTAAAGCATTTCGTGGCTTTACTCCTGCTCGTATGAAAGGTGGAGGTTACAACAATGAAGCTGTAACTGATGTCATTGCTTGGTCATCTACTGGCCTTGCAGGAACACCTACTAACAACATTTTCACTGGTGATCCAGTAGTTCTGCCGGGTGCAAACTTTGCAACTATCTCACCATTTATTGCTACAACTCTTAAGCCTTCAGGGGTTTTCATGGGTTGTCAGTATGTTGAAAATGGAGAACAAAAATTCTCACGTTACTGGACGGGTGGAACTAGTGCCTCAGATATTAAGTTTTTCGTCATTACTAATGCCGATCAAACTTATCACATTCAATGTTCGCTAACTCTATCTGCTGCTGAAGCTCTCATTGTAAAGAACTACAATGTAACCGTCAGTTCAACAGCATCTTCAGGAAGCACTACAACTGGTCAATCCAGTTACTACTTAATGGCCTCTTCAGGTGCAGAAACAGAACTTCCTGCACGGGTTATTGGTAGAGCGCAACTACCTGACGAGAGTGATGGTGATGCATATCCAATCGTTGAAGTATATCTTAACACACACCGTGATAATTATGTCACGGCAACAGCATCTAGTGCTTAATAGGGAGGATTTATTATGGCTATAAATAGAGCTAGTATTAGTAAAGAACTCCTTCCCGGCTTAAATGCTGTGTTTGGAGTTGAGTATGGAGAAGTTAATGATGAGCATAAACCTCTCTATGAAATTGAAAACTCAGATCGTGCTTTTGAAGAAGAAGTACTATTCACTGGATTTGGCTCTGCGCCAACTAAAGGTGAAGGTGCTGCCGTTACTTATGATGACGCACAAGAGAGTTATGTAGCCCGTTATACGGCTGAGACTGTAGCATTGGCATTTGCCATTACAGAAGAAGCAATGGAAGACAATCTTTATGATACGTTTGCCAAGCTTCGTGCTAGAGGTCTTGCTCGTGCAATGGCTAACACTAAGCAGGTTAAAGCTGCAAATCTATTCAACAATGGCTTCTCAGATGCTATTGGTGATGGTGCTGCATTCTTTTCTGCTGCACACCCAACTATCTCTGCTGGTAATCAGAGCAACTTAGCTGCTGCTGCTGACCTGTCAGAGGCTACACTTGAAACCATTCTAACCAACATCCAGAAGATTACGGATGATCGTGGTATCTTGATTGGTGCAAGTGCTAAAAGTCTACACATCCCAGTTGACTCATGGGCAATTGCAGACCGTGTTCTTTCTAGTCCCGGCAATACTCAAACGAGTGCTGGAGATACGAATCCAAACACGAATGCAGTAAATGCTACTCGTCACCTTGGTATGTTACCTGATGGTTATTACATCAACCGTAGGTTCACAGACACTGACGCTTACTTCGTCAAGACTGATGTACCTAATGGTGCTAAGATGTTTAACCGTACCCCACTTCAGACCAAGATGGAGCCAGACTTCGATACTGGTAATCTTCGGTTCAAGGCACGGGAGCGTTATAGCTTTGGTGTTTCTGATTGGCGTGGTTACTTCGGTAGCGCAGGTTAATTAATATATGGGGGAGAGGTTTAAGAAAGCCTCTTCCTCATTATTATAAGGAGATGATATGAGTACAAATATTAAAGCAGCTACCAATACAAGTATTAATGGTGAAGTTAAAACTCTATTTAGGTATGTAGATAGTAATGCAACTGTAGGTAATAATGGAACAGGTAACAACCGTCCAACCACTACAAGAATTTTAGCTATACATACTTACTCTACATTAGCAGGTGAAATAGATATTACAGGTGCAAGGCAGATTACAAATAAGACTGCTAAAGGCACAGCCATACGATACAGGGTTGGAGCTACGGATTCTAATGATATGTATATAGGAGAATTAGGCATAGGTGTAAATGGAGTAGTTTGTTGTAGTACTTCAGGTACAGGAACAATGCTTCCAACAATTACTTTATATGTAGGTTAGTATGCCGAATTACTCTTACTTAAAGACAGACTTAATCAATACGACTGAGAATGACTCTACTGAGTTTGCTACTCAGGTGTCTACAATTATCTATAAGACAGAACTACGTATGGTTAAAGATCTTGATGATGCTGGATTAAATGAATACGCAACAATATCTGTGTCTTCTGGTAATGCAGGAACTGTGTCTTTAAGTGATAGAGCTAGAATTGTTCGTAATGTAAACTATAAAGTTAGCACAGGAACAACAGTAACAAACCTTCTTCAAAGGACAGTAGAGTATGTGAATGACTACTGGCCTGTAAGTGCATCTACAGGAACGCCTAGATACTATACAAGGCGTAACAACTCAAGTATAAAAATAGTCCCTACCCCAGTTTCAGCACTTACAGTTGAAATACAAACACAATCATCACCACTCCCTCTAGCATCTGCTACAGGTACGAGTGTGACTATAAGTAATTATCTTAGTGAATATTGTTATGAAGCTCTCTTTGCAGGATGCATGGTAGAGTCAACAATGTATATGAAAGATTGGAATACACTTCCCGTATGGCAGAATGAATATCAAAATGCTATACTAAAACTTAACAATCAGGCTAGACGTACTAGACAAGATGATATGGCATTAGCTGCATCACCTGCTGGTGGGCCTGATACATTAGCACCTACTCAGCCGTAGGAGAATAAGATGGCTGATAAAGTAGGAGGAGTAAAACAATTTAAACCTAAGAAAAAGAAAATGGGACGTAGCAAATTAAGTCGTTTTGGTATTCCTTCATTAGGTTTTGGAATTGGAGCAGGATTCGGATATGATGGTCCTCAAATTCCAAGTATTACAAAAGCTGTAACAGGTAAAGAAGATGATGTAATAGATTTAGTTTCTGAAATGGGTATTATAGTAGGTGCAGAAAAAGGTGCAAAAAAAGCAGCACAGACAAAGTTATTAAAAAATCTATTAGGAAAATTTACGAAAGGTATGGGTAAGAGAGCAGCATTAGGAGCAATACCAGCCGTAGGACCAGCTATTGCTACTGGTTATGGAATAGGTTCATTAGGAACTATAGCTAAATTTATATATGATTCACCTAAAGAAGAAAGAGATAAGTATATAGAAGCTATAAAACAATCACCACGAATAATAAATGAATTAGCTAGAGAGAATAGAACAAAAACTAGAAAAAAATTTAAAAAACAAACAGATCGTTCTAAAACATTATTTAATCCAACAAAAAAAGAACTTCTTGAAAGATCTAAAAGAGTTGTAAGAAAAAAAGGTGGTAAAGTAGGAAGACCAAAAGGTGTAGGCTGTGCCATCAGAGGACATGGAAAGGCTATGAAGCGTGGTAAGTAGAGCAAGTGCAAGACAACAGATTATGAAGCCTGGAAGAAAAAAGAAAAAAATTAAAAAGGTGATGGGTGAGTTTAAAAAAAAGAAGTTAAAGAGTAGCTCTGGTAAAAAAGTTACTAATCGTAAACAAGCAATCGCTATCGCATTAAGCGAAGCAAAACGAAAGAAACGGAAAAGGAGAAGTTAAATGGGTGGACCGATAGCACAAATCCCTACTCCAGTAGATCTGGATAAGGTACTTGGAAGACCAACGGGACAGGGCTATGGTGCTGCTCGT